TGGCTTGATGTCGGGGGTGACCAGAAAGAACGGATCCTCGGGATCGCCGCCCGGACGCTGGTTGACGGTAATGACCTGATAGTTGGAGCGCTCGGCGCCGACCATCATTTGCGGAAAGAAGCCGCCGGCGTCGCGGGTGTTGGCGAACACCGCGCGCTCGTGGCTGATCGACAGGTACTTGGCGTAGAACGCGCCGAACGCGGCCGCGGCCTCGTTGGTGAAGGCGACATCGGCCCAGGTGGCGCCGTCCCACTGCTTGACGGTCTCGGTCAGCTCCATGTCGGTAACCAGCAGCACGTCATCGAGCTGCCAGTTGTGCGAGCGCCAGTGGCCGCGCAGGCGGGCGGTGGCGTTGACGCTGCCGATCGAGGTGAAGGTCTTGATGATGCCGCCCGAGGTCAGCAGCGAGCCGCCGCCGCGGATTTCGGCGGCATTGGGTACGACGCCGACCAGATCGAACGGCGGCCGGCAGCGCAGCTCGCGGTTCTCGAGATCGAGCAGGAAGTTCTTGCCGCCCGCGGCCTCGCGCGGATCGATCTCGTCCTCGCTGGCGCGGGTGTGCAGCCCACCGCCGAAGCGGATCGAGACGTCAAGATCTTTGGGCCCGATCCTCTGCGGCATCAGCGTGGGCAGTAATCGGTGCGCGCGGTGTTCTGCGTGATCAATCGGCTGGCGCGCCCGAGGCTCATCTTGAAGATCGCCTCATCGAACTCGCGCTGGCGGTCGCGCCGGAACAATTGCACCCAGGCCGGCACCATGGCGCGGAACACCTCGTCCTTGAACGGCATGGTGTCGGCGGCCGCATCGAGCACCAGGTCCTTCTGGTACTGGTAGGTATAGATGCGCCCGGCATCGCCGGCCTCGGGCGCCGTGTCCATATAGAGCGATCCATCGGTCGGGCGGATGGCGGCGTAGCGCGGCAGGCCTTCGTCGTCCTGCTCGGGATCGTCCACCAGCATGTCGTTGTAGTCGCCGGGGTACTGCTCGATGAACTGGTTGTTGGTCTTGTCGATCAGCGGCCAGATCATCTGCACCAGTCCGGTGGCGAGCGTGTAGGCGCGCTGGCCTTGCACCAGGATAATGCTGCTCTCGGCCTGCTCATTGGGATGCGGGCAGCCGATGGTGGTGTAGAGCTCGTCGATGCCTTCGTTGACGACCTGGACGGCGAGATCGATCGCGACCTGGCGCGAGCTGTCGGTCAGCGTAGTCAATACCGCCGCATCGCCCGAAATGAGCGAGGTGCGTTTCAAGATCTCATTTATAGCGTTAAGGAGTGATTTGCTCATTGAGCTTGGCCCGCAATGACTGGATGTTGTCGCGGCGCGCGAGCTTGATGCCGCGCCGCTTGCAGGCGTCGCGCAGCTGATTGATCGACATCAGGTCGATGTTCTTCTGCTGCCGCTCGCGCTCCTGCTGCGCCTTGTACTGCCGCATCATGTCGTCGTCGGCATTGATGGTCTGGCCGTTGTCCTGGTTGAATTGCGGTGGCGGCGCTGTCGCATTGATCGGGGTGTGGCCCATGTAGGCCTGGCCGATCGAGCCGAGCGGGCGGGCGTGCATGGCGTTCTTGGCGGCCCAGGCCCCAAAGCCGCGGCGCAGTCCGCGCTGGGTGAGCAACGAGCGGATCACGGTCGCCGGCATGGTCTCGTCGATGTCGGCCTGTCCCATCTCGCGCGCGTAGCTGATGAGCTGCGGACGGCGCCCGAGCGCCATCGGATCACGTTTGTCCTCGACCGGGCTGCGCTCCAGTATGGCCATGTGTTCTCCTTGGAAGGTCGGGACTGGGCGGGCGAAAGGGAGATAACTCCCGCCCAGTCCGCTCGACGAACAGGGCAACTAGTTCGTCAAGTTTGTGGCGCCGACGCGGATGCCAAAGATCCAGTTGGCGTTGAGCACGACCCCGGCATGGAATGCCTTCCAGGCGATGGTCGAGATTTCGTTGTAGGGATCGCCCGCGCCCGCGCTGCCGCGGTCGTGGAAGATCATCTCGAAGCTGCCGGTATTCTCGCCGGCGCGATAGGCGCCGTCGGTATGACGCTCACCGAGCCCGACCGATCCGACTGCATCCTTGCCGTAGATGACGATGGTGTAGATGTCGGTGTCGGTTGGGGTGGTGCCGCGCACGTCGGTGCCGCCGGTAGCGCCGGCGTCGGCGTCGATCGAGGCATCCTCCGAGATGACGAAGCGGACACCGCGACCCGCCCGGCCGTAGTAGCCGAACTCGCCCTGCAGCAGCGCGACCTGGCCGGCGTATTTCTCCACCGACTGGAAGCCGGTGATGCCGGACACGTCGATTGCCACGTCGGGATGGCAGATCCCGATGTAGCTCGGCAGGATCGGCGTGGTGCCGATGTTCTGTGAGCCGGTGGCGATCGGATAGAACATCCGCGCGCTGTTGCGGGTGAGCTCGTTGATCACCCGGTCGAGCACGCCCCCCGTGATGATCGAGTTGACGGCCGCGGTATTGGCGGCGTTGGCTGCGAAGCGCTGGGTGGAGTTGTCCTCCGCAATGTCGCGCTGCAGCTGGTTGAGCGACCGCCCGGCGCTTTCGCCGAGCACCTCGACGATCTCGTTGGTGGTCTTGTTCGGGTTGTAGAGCTCGACTTCCTCGTTGACGATGTAAACTTGATGTTCGCAGAAAGGACGCTATTCCGATCCACCGCTTCCTCAGAAGCTGCTGCATGTTTCCATGCAGAACAGACTATATCTTCATCTCATCCGAGATGTTGGGCGCTTCCGGCCGCTTGGCCGTACTCCCTTGCGGGATAGTCGTTGAACCTTCCTCTTTCGAGGCTCGGCTGCTGATTGTCTTCGGCATTACCCGGTCAGAGTTTCCAGCAATTCACCCAATTTAAGGTCAGCTAATTCAACTGACCGTACTTCGCGACGGTTGCGAGTACATCGGTAAACGTAGGCGTGTCGCTGTCACGGCCCTGCATCCAGGTCGACGTTGCCGTCAACTCGGCCAGCGCCGTGGTGGTGGGCGTCTCCTGCTCGATGCGCCGCCATTTGACGGTGGAGGTGCCCTGCTGCTTGTTGAGCGTGCCCGGCATGGTGCCGAGGTAGTACGGACACATCTGCTGTGCCCGGCGCAGGAACGTCTGCTGAAAAACCGCATTTATTGGCTTTGTCAGCTCGACGTCGGTAGCGGTTACTGTCTGTGCCATGGCCTTTTCCCAAGGTCATGGCGCCGTGGGCTATACGCCTGGATCAAATCCGTACTGATCGCGCACGGATTTTCTGAACTCGGCGTTCGACATGTTGCCGTAGTTCACAGGCTTGGCCTCGGGCGCCTTGGTTGATGCGCCCCGCACCGCCGCAGTGACGGCTTCGCGATCTTCGGTAGCGGCCTTGTCGATCCGGCTGGAAGCCACTTCCTTGGCGAATTCCTTGCCGATGGCCTTCTGCCAGCGATCCCACGTGCGTGGATCCTGCTCGCGGTTCTGGAACGCGGTCATCAAGGCCGGCTCCTCACGCGCGAACTGATTGATCCAGCCAGTGACGACGCGGCGCGAAAGGCCAGGGTTGTCGCTGATCAATTGATCGACGACGCGCTTTTCCTCGCTTGCGGCATTTCTTCGCCAGTGGTCCTGCTCGATACGCTGCAGCCGCTCCTCGAGCGCGTTGCTCTGCTGCTTTGGTTCGGGAGTGGATGGCGGCGATTGCCCGTTATTCCGATTGTCGAACTCGGCAATCAGCTTATCGAGATCATCGCCTTGATCCGGTGCGCTGGGCGCCGCAGCATCCGGCTGTGCCGATGCGTTGGTGTTGTCAGCCACGGGTTGCTGGTTTGGCTCTTCGCTCATGATTTTCCTCTGTCTGAGGCTGGTAACCGGTGAGCAGCTCCTTCACCCTGCGGGCCTGGAACTGACAGCCGGATTGAAAAATCCAGTCGGCGATCTGCGGTAACGGCTCGCCGGTGAGGCGGTAGACCTTGATGTTGCCGGCGCCATCAAGCAACGCCAGCAAATCGTTGAAGGCCGGATCCTCGCGTATGCGGGCGAGCAGATCCTTCAGGGCTGCTGCGCTCATTGTCCGCCGATGACACCGGGCAGCTGCTGCAGCGCGGCCATCGCCATGCCGAGATCCTGCTGCTGCGGGCTCGCCATCGGCTGCGCCTGCTGCTGGGCATTGGTGATGGCGTCGACGTCGGTCCAGCCGCCCTCGCGCAGGGCCTCGCGGATCGCGGCCGGGATATCGACGGTGGGCGGCCGCCCGGTCTGCATCCCCAGGCTGTCCATCTGCAGCGCAAGCCCGAGCGCCTGCAGCTTCTGCTGCCGGCGGGCCTGCTCCTCGCCCGGCCCGCCCGAGCCGAACCATTCGAAGCCGGCGCGCGGCGGCAATTGGTTGCGGGTGACCTCGACGAAGCCACCGTAGGCGTCGATCCAGAACCGGACCGATTCCTGCGGGCTCATCTCGCTGAGCGCCATGTAGTACGACATGTGGAGCCAGCGGGTGAGCGAGCCCTGGCCGATCTGGTTGACGTAATCGACGGTGCGGGTGGCGCCGCGCTCGAGCTCGGCGTTCTTGGCGTAGGCGGTGGTGTGGCTGACGGTCTGCGCGCCCAGGCGGGCCGGCAGCACGCCGGTGAGCTCGGCATACAGATTGATGAACTGCGACATGGCGCCCACCATGACGCTGGGATCGCCGCCGAGCTCGGTGTGGACGTTGACCTGGTCGGTGGTGCCCCACTGCGCGTAGGGGTAGACCATGGGCCCGCCCTCCTGCGCGAAGATCATGTCGGTGCGATCGTAGCCCACCGGCGGGGCGATCTTGAGCATGGCGCTGTCGAGGAAGCGGTTGAGCGCATCGGTGGCCGCCATCTGCACCGGCCGGCCTTTCATCAGCGGGCTGGTGGGGTAGGGCGTGTCGACGCATTCGTAGTGGTAGGGAAACAGCAGGTAGGACGGAAACGGAGTTTCGCGGTAGCGGAAGCGGATGACGTTGGTGGAGAGCGCGCCGCTGGCGTCCTTGCCGCCGATCGCGACGGTAACGATGGCGGAGGGGATCACCATGCTGCGCACGGTCTTGCGCGGCACCACGATGTCGCCTTCCATCTCGAGCAGGGTGACGTAGCCGTCGTCGTCGGCCTCGAGCTCGGCGACGTTCTTGGGCATCCAGCCGCCGTCCTCGTCGTCGGGATCGGTCGAGCCGCGGTTGGCCGCCATCTGCAGGTTCTCGAGCCGGATGTAGTCGCGCGCGATGTGCGCGGGCTCGAGCAACTGCGAGGAGTGCATTGAGGGCTTGGGATCGTCGAGATAGAGATTGCGGATCGAGACCGGCGCCAGCACCGGGATGCGGCGGGTCTTCTTGGCGACGCCGTTGGCCTTCTTGGTGTAGAAGCTGCGGGCGTACATGCGCGCCCGGCCTACGCCCATGCCGTACTTGATGGCCTCGGCATTGATGCGGTCGACGCGGGTGAAGAAGTCCTCGTCGTTGAATGGCTGGCGGTAGAGGTGCAGCAGGAAGCCCTGGGCGAGCTTGTCGGCATTGTCCTGGGTGATGCGCGAGGGCACCTCGTTCTCGTCGCCCAGCACCAGGGCCTGGAAGTCGACCTGGCGCAGGTATTCGTCGGTGACCTCGGCGTGGGCGCGGAACCACGGGCCGTTGGTCGGAAACAGCATGCGGCGGGCGTCGGCGGTGAGCACCTCGAGCGCCTGCGCCTGCAACGGCAGCTCGGTTTCCGCCATCCAGCGTTTCTTGGTGTCGATGCGGCCGTTGGGCAGCTTCTTGTAGGAGATTTCCGGCTCCATCGCGATCTGGCGATCGATCTCGTCCCAGCAGCGCTCGCGGTCTTTACGCTCCTGCTTGCGGCGATTGTATTCCTCGATCACGTACTCGGCGATGTAGTCCCAGTCGCGCTGATCAAAGCGGCGCTTGGTTTCCTTGCCGTCCGCCTTGAGCTCAGTGACCGGCATTCGATTTCCTTCTCAGGTGCTCGCGTGCGTCGTTGCGGGCGCGCGCGATGCGGGCGAGCTGCTTGCCGTCCTTGGTGAGGCCGGGATCGTGGAAGGCGTCACACCAGAAGATGTGGCCGAAGTTGAGCTTGTCCTCGCCCTGGGCGGCCCACCATGAGGTTTCGTAGCAGCCCCAGGGATAGAGCAGCGGATCGAGTTCGAAGCGCCGGCGCAGCTTGATGTCGGACGGGGTGAGGAAGCCGTCCGCGATGAAGACCTCGTGGCCTTCAATGACATCGCGCGCGACCGGCTGCAGTTTGGCGGCGCGGCAGATGCGCTCGACGTCCCGCTTGTTCACTTCCTGCCGCGCTTCCCGCCCGACTTGGGCTTGCCGGCGGAACGCATCGATGCGGCCACCGCCTGCTTTTGCGGATAGCCGGCCTTGCGCATCTCGCGGATGTTGGACGAGATGATCTTCTTCGATGAGCCTTTGCGCAGTGGCATCACTTTCTCCTGTCGAAGTAGTCCCGCACCGGCGGCAGCATGCCGTCACGCTTGGCGAACCGGTTGGGATCATCGCGCACCGCGAAGCAATCGGGATCCTCGCGGTTGGCGAAGAATGTTTTGATCTCGGCCTGGCTCGCTTCGTGATCAGCCAGCAGCGGGCCTTTTTTCATCGGCATCACTTCCTCCCGTGCTTGCCCTTGCTCTTGCTCTTGGGCTTGTGGGGCTTGTCGGATTTGTCCAGCTTGTTGGGCTTGGTGGTGTACTGGCCGGCCTCGGCGAACTCGAACTGCAGATCGTTGCTGTCCTGCTCGCCCTCGCGCACATGCACCGGCACGGTCACCGCAGCGCCGGCCAGCGACGGCTTGACGACGGTCGAGAGATGGCTGTCGTCGTAGAATGTGGTGGGCTCGTCGCCGCCGTTGAACACGATCACGCTCTGATCGGTGAAGCCGGCGCCGGTCACATTCATGACGACATCGGCGCCACCGATTTCTGCGCTGTCGGGTTCGAGCGCATGCAGTTCGAGCGGATCGGGTTCCGGGACCACGGACGGGAACTGCGCCAGGTACGCATCGATCGCGGCCTTGCCGGCCTCGTTGAACGTCTTGGCGAGGTGGTTGTAGTAGGTTGCGGCCGCCTGCTGGCGGGCATCGGCCGCGCTCACGCCTGGCACGCCCATTTCCTCGAGCGTGAACTGCAGGCCTGCCACCTGGCCGAGCTTGGCGCCGCCCGGCATCGGCAGATCGTCGTGCGAGGTGGTGGCCCAGGAGCTTTCGGTGGGCGTGAAACCGTGCGGCATGGCTTATCCTTTCATCATCGATGACATCGGCAGGGCGCCCATCTGGCCGTACAGGCCTTTGAACATCTCGGTCTGGGGCGGATAGAACAACTTGCTGGAGAGGTCCTGCGGCCAGCGCATGGCGCCATTGAAGAAACCGGGGAAGCCGACCTGGTTGAAGAAGTCGCCGAGCGGCATACCGTTGTTGTTGCCCTGGTAGACGCGGCCGAGCAGCTTCTGTGCGGGCGGCGACATGCCGGTCTGGAACTGGCTGCGCGCATCTTCGATGCCCGGAATGGCGCCCAGCATGTCGCGCAGCGAGCCGAGCTGCGGATGGGTGAACGCGCCCTGCAGGGTGTCGAAGGTGTTGGCGACCGGCATGGCCTGCGGCTGCGCCATGGCCTGCTGGACCGGGGCGAACGCCTGCTGCAGCGGCTGAACGACTTGCTCGCCCAGCGCCTGGGTGACAGGAGCGAGCGCCTGCGGAATTGCTGCCTGCCCTGGCGCGCCAAGCTGCGATAGTGCGCCAAGCGTGGGAAGTAATCCGAACATGTCAGATCCTCGTGGTGGCGATTGGCCGATCGGGCGGTTGCGCAGCGCGGCGCTGCAGCGCGGAGAGCGGCACGGCGTAGCGTTTCATCATCACGGCGTAGTAGGTGGCTTTCAGGATATCGTCGCGCTTGGCCACGATCTTGCCGTCCTTGCGGTGGGCCGAGCGCTTCTCGTCGAACCATTCGGACAGGTGGGCGAACACCTTGAAGCGCGCCGTCATCATGCGCTCGAGCAATTCGTCGACGATCGGCTCGACCGGCTGGCTGCCGCCCTTGTCGGTGAGCTCGCCAGGCGCGCGCGGGTAGCGCGCCGACTTGGCCAGCATGTTGACCCCGAGCTCGCGGTAGGCCTGCGCCAGGGTTTTGCCGCCGGCCTTCTCGCGGTTCATGCCGTCGTGCGGCCAGGCGACGGGAAGGAGGCGGTTGGCCTTGGTGAGCCAGGCGGCGTGATAGGGCGCGGTCTCGTGTGACTTGCGATAGCAGTCGATGACGTAGATCACGTCGCTGTCGCGGTCCCAGGCGAGCTCGACGCCGGCGGCCGGGTGATCGATGCCGAAGTCGCAGCCCTTGATGCGGGCCCAGTGGGTTGGGATCTCGAACGCCTCGACGGCGATGTCGTCGTCATCGAGCGGATAGAGCGCACCCTCGCCCATCATCGGGATGCCTTCGGTGCGGGCGCGCCGTTCGTGCATGCGGTAGGACTGCCGCAGCCGTTCCTTGTCGTGCTCGGACAGGTGCGGGGCGTCCTCCCAGGACGCGCCGCGCATCCAGATGCCGGGCCCACCGTCCTGGAAGTGCTGCACCAGTTCCGTCATGCCGAGCAGCGGGGTGAAGGTGACCAGCACGATGCCCTGGCTGGTGAGAATACGGGTCTGGCTTTCGGAGAAGATGCGGTAGTCGTCGGGCTCCTCGTCCATCCAGACGACATGCGGGGCGGCGCCCTGCCATTTGGTCCAGCCCTGCTCGTAGGTCTTGAGATTGCAGACCGAGACGCCGCCCGACTTGTGCAGGACCTGGAAGGTTTCGACGACGTTCTTGACGCCGGCCTGGCGGGTTTGCGGGATGTTGTGCAGGTACTTGCGCGGCACCCAGCCGGTGCCGAGCTTGTCGCCGAGACCGCCGAGCAGTTCGGCCTGCACGATGTCGCGCGAGGTCTCGTTGGTGGGCGATCCGGTCCACACCAGGGTGGGTTTCTCGAACCGCTTGCCGGTCCACCATTCGGGATAGAAGCCGTGCAGATGGTAGGAGCATTCGCAGGCCGCGCTGATGGTCTTGCCGACCCGGTTGGCGGCCATCAGCATGCGTTCGGGATTGCGGGCGCCGGCCTCGTGGAATTCCATCTGCCACTGGTAGGGCTGGTAGGTGCGCAGCCGGTCGCCGGCGATCGTCCACTCGAAATGCTTGACGAGCTCAGCGAGCTTTTGCGGATCAGGCGCCATAGCCCTGATGTTTCTTGGATGCCACGTTGTTGCAGATGCGGCAGTGGCGTCCGCGTTTGGATCGATATGTATTTTTCTCGTTGAACTCGTGCCCATTTACGCAATGGGTCTTAATTTTGGGAACTATATACATGACTCCCTTTTCCGCTCACGCGGCCTCCAAGTCTTGGGTCGCTAGATGACACAGGAAGTCGCACGCCGGGACGATGGGGTTTGTGGTCGGCCAATCGGCCGGGATTTCATCTATGAAAATCCGCTCGCCCTTGATCCGCGTCAGGCGCGCGCCGATCTCCCGTGCGTAGGCCGCTGTCCGCGCGAAGTTGTCGGGAAACTGCTGGCGGTACAGCGACCAATAGTCGGGGCTGGTCGCCTTCACGCATCCGGTTTGGAGGCAGTTCGCGTTCGGGAAGCCCATCGCGTAGGAGCGCGGCAACGCTATGCCCCAACTCTCAACCATCGCCAGCGTCGCGGCCTTGGTCACGCCGCCATCGATCAGCGGCGCGCGCACGATCAGTTCCGGGTAGTTGTCCTTAAGTGCGTCAAATCGGGCCTTGTCTTTGGCGTCCGCTGTATAGCCAAAAACGTGAGTGTCGGTCGGAAGCTGAAAGGCGATCCGGGGCGTGATCTTCATTTCGCGAGTGCACGGCGCGCCCTCATTGCCCGCCATGTACCGCTCGCCCCGCCACACGTCCGGGACGCTGTGATACTTCTCGGATTGCAGCAGAGTGACCGACCGATTGAGGCGGCGCATCACGTCGGCCTCAAAGCGGTAGTTGTCCGGGTCTTCGTTGTTCGTCTCGCACCTGGCAATGATCGCTTCCGGATCATCCTGCAAAACCATGCGAGCCATGACGGCACTGGCAGCGCCGGTAGACCACCATGCGAGGGTGCGCGGCATACTAAGCCTTTCCCCGCTTCACGGCCGCACGCTTGCGACGGCGCGCGGGCGTCGTCTTGGGCTTCGGCCGGTAGCGCAGAACAACGTCCGCGATGGCGTCGAGAACCTTGGGCGGTTTCAGCTTTTTCATGCGATCAGCGCCTTGTAGGTCAGGCGCTTGCCCGCAACGCCGTCAATGAAGCTGCTGAGCCGTTCCAGCGTGTGCCGGGCCACGTTGCCGTCATTCAGGCGGAATGCGAACTCGTCAACGTAGCGGCCGATATGCTTCGGACTGGCGTGGTGGTAGACGCCGATCAGGCCGCGTTTGAGAACTGCGAACACGGACTCGATGCCATTCGTGGTGACGCCATCGCGGACGTATTCGCCCTCGCTGTGGTTCACGGTCGCGTGGTCGAAAAACAGCCCGCCCATGTCGCGATAGGCGCCAGCCTCATCGGTGTGCAGCGTCGAGCCAACTTCGACGTTCTGCACGATAACGTCCTGAATGGTCTGAGCGTCCGTGCTGGCGAGCTTGACCGCCTTGGTGCGCCCGCCCTTGCCGCGCTCGCGCATGCCCAGCACGGCCGTCTTGCCGACCGTGCCGCGCCCGGCCTTCAGCTTTTTGTGTTCATGCTTGTTGGCCTCGATCCCGCCAACGTAGGTTTCATCAATCTCGACCAGCCCCTGCAACATCGTCATGTCGCCGCCGCACGCTTCCCGCAGCCGGTGCAGGACGAACCACGCGGACTTTTGCGTGATGCCGATCTCTTTCGAGAGTTGCAGGCTGGAGATGCCCTTGCGGGCCGTCACGAGCAGGTACATCGCGTAAACCCACTTGTGGAGGGGAACGTGGCTGCGCTCGAAAATCGTGCCGGTGCGCACCGTGAAGTCTTCCTTGCACTGGTTGCAGCGATAGAAGCCGCCTTTGCGGGTCGTGATCCGCTCGCCCAATCCGCAGACAGGGCAAGTCGGGCCGTTCGGCCAAAGCCGCCCCTCAAGGTACGTCCGGGCCGTCTCTTGGTCCGGGATCATCGCGAACAGTTCAAACGTCGAAATAGTGGACTTGGACATGGCAGACTTACCCCGATTTCACCGGCACAACATAGCAAAATCCGGCAAGGGAGTAAAGTATATAATTCCCTTAATTTTGTTGTGACGCCCTGTATGGCCGCGCCTCACATTTTCCTGCGGCGTGACGGCCTCAAGATGATCTGGATTGATGCAATGCCTTACGCGACACAAATGATCCAGCTCAAGACCTTCAGGGATCGAGCCGTTAGCGAACTGCCAAGCCAACCTATGCGCACTAACAGTGCGCCCTTTATATTTGAGACTTCCATATCCACCGGATACTCTCGCACCCTGCCACAAGCGACAGGCGCCCAACTCAATTGTGCGAGAAAATAATTCAGTGAGTGTGTCCATATCTGAATAATCCATAATGCCCGAGTTTAATTGTCGGATCAGCTATCACTTTGAAACCGGCCTCTCTTGCAATCCTGCAAAAGAAGTAATCTTCCGACTCTAAGCAACCGTTGTGGATTGGGGTCATGTAGAGGGCAGGCACCATACCGTGCTGTCCTTCGTAAGTTCCGTGAACTGCCGCCAACTTTTCAATGACCTCACGCTTAATGAGCATGAAACCAGTGCCGGCGTAGTCAACTTCAAACGGTCCGGAAGGACATTCTTCTATCTTGACCAAACGGCCATTGCGCCATGCAGAAAGCGGCAGGTCAGACCGCTTCATACAGTACAAACCCACGGCGACATCAGCGTCCATGTTCCAGAGCTTGGCGACGTCCTCGAGCTCGAACTCGATATCGGCATCGAGCCACATCATGAAGGCGTAACTGGTTTTGAGGAACGACGCGGTCATTTCCATACGCGCGCGATGCACCAGGCTTTCGTTGGAGCCGACATTCCAGTCATGCTCGACCCCGGCCTTGTGCAGCTCCTCCTTGAGCGCGAGGCAGGAGATGAAATGCGCGGCGGTGATCATGCCGCCCT